ATCACCATAGGCATCTTTGAGCAATCCCAAACCCGCATTATGGGCGGAGGTGTTGCGATACATAGTCGGCTGAATCCCAATCACCTCAATCGGCATCGCCCCGTTAGGTAATGCTTCGTTGTGCGATTCGATGTGTTCCAGCGTGCGAGCCGTGCCGTTCAATGACAAGGCTTCGAGTTGTGTCGGGTGGATGGTGTGGGTGGTGGCATAAAGCAACATCACATTCATGAGAGAGGGAGTAGGGGATGTATCCATCACCACCCAATCCACCAACCCCTCTAATTCTGCCAACCTTCTTTTCATCACCCACATATCATCAGTTGCAGAGGGGATAAGGCGGGTCTTGATGTTCCCCGCCAAAACGCTCAAGCGCCCTTTGACCTCATAATCCCCCGCCCAAACATCGGGCGATGGTGTGACCAACACATCCGCCCAATCTTCATTGTCAATCAACAACCCAAACAGGTTTTGATATTTCGTAGGCGATACGTCAAACGATGTTGTACCGTTGCCTTGTGGGTCGGTATCAACAAACAACACCCGATTCCCGTCAATTGCCAACCCCGCCGCGATATGTACCGCCAACGTGGTTTTTCCAACGCCACCTTTTTCATTCATTGCAGTTAAAACCTTCATATAACACCTTTCCGCACTTTCGTGCTATAATTCAAATATGCACGTTGGGATGTGTGGCGGGGATATAACAATATCCCCTTTTTTCCATCACCCTACAACCATCCTTGTTTCGCTTCATCGGCTTCGTTGAGCCGTACCTTAATTTGCTGATAAACCCGTGTCTTGACTGTCTTCTCATCGCAACGGGTGCATTTATACACATCCCCCGCCACCATAATTTTATCAACAACATGGATGAACGTCTCGGTACACACCAACACCCCGCGCTTACATTTTTTACAAGTGTTCATTAGCTTCCTCCCCGACCTGCCCGCCAGTTACGGTCAATTTCGGTGATTTCGGCATCCACCACTTTGACAACAAACATCCGCATGTTGGGATTGCGTTTGACTGTCCCGACCTCTTGCCATTCACCCCAAGCGCAATTAAGGGTGGGTGGGTAGCCATCGGTGAGCGTCACCCCTTCGGATTTTGCCACACGGCGCACGCTGTTGATGACCGCGCCACGCTCAATCACATCATGCGATTGCATCAGCTCGGCGCACATCTGGCGCACAGTAAAAAAATTGGTCACTTGGTTATCCTCATCGGCGGGGTTGCCATTGCGGATGTCCATAAATGTGATGATAAATTTGTCCATGCCACACCTCCAAATATCCGATAGTCTGATAAATACCCCGCCCACCGATTCCGAGCGGTTGGGGTGATACGGCGGAACGATGTCTTTTTAATCCCCGCCAACAATGCCGATGGTATCGCGTAGGTCACAACCAGACCGCTATCCCCGACCAATTGCAAAATGGTGATGTCGGTCTGGGTACAATCAGTTTTAGACCGCGTGCCATCCCACCGATTAAGGCAAAACTGCCAACCATCTTTACCGCGCCGTGCTGTTTTGATTTCCACCCGCACAACCTCACCAGTCGCAGGGTCTTTAACCCGCAAGTCACCCTGTTTTTTCTCGGTGGGGTAGGTGACAACGTACCCCATTCTCATGAGCTGTGACTTGGCATATTCTTCACCAGCCATACCCATCAAAACATTTAACATAACACCTCACTATTCTTGTACAGACGCGCTTCTGCGCGTCCAAATTGAGGACGCATAAATGACATTACCCGTCCTACTCTATTTGTTCTAACTACAATTTGTTGTATAATTTGTGCATGTCAGATTAACTGTGGAGTTAAAATCATGTCCAATCTAAACCTGAAAGATGCGCTTGGCATCTTCTACGACTCAATTACAAACACTAACACTCTCCGCACCTACAAAGAAACCCTCCGCCCAATGGCAGATTTTGTAGGCAACCGTCCGCTATCGGCAATCACAACCGCCGACCTTATCACCCATATCAATACTTATAAAAAACGCAACCTATCCCCCAAGACGGTTAACAAACACATCAAACACATCAAGTCATTTTTTAATTGGTTGGTCAACATTGGTGAACTTACCCAATCCCCAGCCAAACCCATCAAATCCATGCGGGTAGATAACTCCGTCCCAAAAAATAAGGCGATGCCCAAAGAGGACTTACAAAAAATCTTGGAATATACCCGATGGTTTCCGCGTGAGGATGCGTTCATAAAATTCTTGGCAGACACAGCATGTCGCGCCAGAGGGGTTGCAGGCTTGCGTATTGGCGATATTGATTTTGACACCAATACAGCGACCGTCACCGAAAAGTTTGATAAAACCCGCATAGTCGCCTTCGGTGATGCCACCGCCAACGCGCTCCGCCGATGGTTAGCCATCCGTAAAGCGCCCAACGATTTTGTGTTCCAAAAAGGCAATCGGTCATTTAGTGCGGCGGCGGCGGGCAAAATGGTAAGGACGCTATGTATCAAAGTCGGGGTTAAGCCCCGCCAAACACATTCGCTTCGCCATGCAAAAGCCTACGAATTAAGTGATGCAGGGGTGAGTGTTACGGTGATTGCAAAAGCATTAGGTGATACGGAGCAAATTGTGATGGAGTATTACATGCCCAAAGATATTGAGCGTGCGGTGCAGGCATTAAAGGCGATGTCCATCACCGAGCCAACCCCAGAAAAAGCACCTGATAATGTGATTGTTTTTCCGTCAAAAAAGACGGTTTAATTCGGACATGCTTTTTTACAAATCTGGTCATAAGTCGAAGAGGTCATGGGTTCGAATCCCGTCACCCCGATAGAGTTTATCTCTTATGGACTGATTTTGTAAAGGTGTTAGTCCGTAGTTGCAATTCAATTTTTAAGGTGCATACCCGTCATGACAGGCGGGTTTTTCTTTTACCCCTCCACAGGGGATTTTACCTAAAACAGTGCTTCCAAAACTTTGATGATAAGTCCCACCACCACGCCAATCACAAGCATCACCGCCACAACGGGCGCGGCTTCCTGTGCCGTTTTAGTGTTTTTCAGTTTTGGCTTCATTCATCACCTGCCTTCGGAGTAGGGGGGAACACATACACCATCGGCGCAAAACCTTCTGCACCGTTAATATCGGCAACCACCCACAATTCAATACCATCAACAACCTCACCCGCTTGCATACGGATGATAAACGCCCGGTCATTATCACCAGCCGTTGCCACAACACTACAACCAACCTGCGGGCATTGCTTAAACTCAACACCTTCGGGGATGATAACCCACTCATCGGTTGTGTCTATTTGTTGCCCATAATTCGGGGCGTTGGGTGTGGGCGATGGTGGTATGGATGACGACCCACCCCGATTCGAGGCAAAAATAAAAAGCACCAAGCCAATCAGCATCAAACACCCTATGCCTTTTTCTTTAGCCGTCTGTTTGCGTGTCATCGCCAATTACCTTTTTCTCGAAAAACTCGTCATAACTGGTGATTCCAAAATATGCCATTAAAGCATCCACCGTATGAGCATCGAAGCGAGTTTGCAATCCTAAAGCATAAGCCCGCACGACTGACCGCGATAACCCCGTTGCCCGTTCCACATCCGCATATTTGATACGGATTCCCTCGCGTTTCTCTTTCTCTTGGATGAGGTCAATCACCCTCACCCGTGTTGCCCGTTTTATTGCCACATAATGCCTCCATTCTGTTTGTAGATATTGAAAAGACTATACACCTAATCGTTTTAGTTGTCAAACATTTGCTATGCAATTGGGCTATAATATGGTATAATTTACACAAGTCAGAGAAACAAAAACGCCTCTGCGTCAACAGAAGCGTTTTTGCCCGCGATGGTCTGTGGGGTGGGAAACCACCAACGGATTAGGGGCTTGTCATCTCTGATAAAACCAACTGTTCAAAGGTCAATGTGTCTCAGAAAGGACAAAATTACATGTTACCACAAACTATACACCAAAACACTCAAATTATGCAAGCCCCCCGCCCCACCCCCACCCACTGGACGCGATTCTTCTCCCCCACCGATGCTATGCTATCGGTATACACCCACATCGAATCCCGCGCATCATCCCACACCCAAGAAAAGAACACCCGCAAAACTTACGAAATCAGCCTAAAAGCATGGCACGATTTCGCGGGCGATGAGCTTCCTACGCCAACGCTCATGCAAACTTATATCAATTACATGCTTCACCAAAAAGGATTAAAACCCTCATCAATTATTGTTCGCCTCGCCCCCGTCCGTATTTATCTAAAGGCTTTAGCCAACCAACCCACCATCGGCTATCACGGACACGACCGCGACCTCATCACTGAATACCGTGAGCAAATCCGCGCCGCGTTGGATGTCAAAAATCCACCACCCGCCAGCAAGTCGAATTACGGACCCCTATTCAATCCCGAATTTGTGCGACTTGAACAAAACCAAGTTAATCTGGTTTTGCTCAAGATTGACCGCTCCACCCTGCAGGGCAAGCGCGATTACGCCTTGTTGATGACCGCTTTTTATACTGCGCTCCGCATTTCGGAGCTAACCCGCATTACGCTCAACAACATCACCCCTCTAGGCGATGCTTATCAAGTCGCCGTGCGTGGTAAGCGTGGCACAACCGACCCCGTACCCTTATCAAAATTTGCCTATAACGCCATCATTGAATGGGTTACAGCCTACAATCAAGCCGTCTCATCCCCCTCTCCACAAAGTGGGGAGGGGCTAGGGGTGGGGCTTAATAATCTATCTTATGTATCCTCAATTCCCCCTCTCCATGCAATGGGGATGGGTGGGGCTAATCCCCCAGCCATCGAAGGCGATGTCCCCATATGGCAACCCCTCGAAGGCGCAAACACGCCGATGCAAGTCGGGCGCAAAATCGGCACAGGAGTATATGACCCATGCACGGGCTTGCTCCACAAGGGGCTACGTGGCATCATCGCCAACCGTACCGCATCGGCATTAGGCGACCGTTACCGCATGGCGGCGCACGACACCCGCCGTACCGCCGCATATATCGCATACAAAGCGGGGATGCCCCTCACCGCCATTCAAAAATTGTTGCGACACAAAGACGCATCCACCACCTTGCACTACATCGGGCAATCCCCCGATTTAGCCGCCTCTGATTTCGGCACTTACGGTGTCGTGTTCGGATAAGCCTCTTAACCCCCTCCACCCCTACGGACGTGCTTCTGCACGTCCTTTTTTTTGTCCTTTATTCCCCCTCTCTGCAAAGTGGGGACACAAAAACACCCCTCGCGGGGGTGCTTTTGCGTCGCGTTAGGATACGTACCCCCATGCGACACTATTAAAAATTTATGCGTTTTTTTCTCTGGTATACGCAACCCACCAACTCACAAAATTTGTCTATGTCTCAAACTACACAAAATCTTTGATTATTACCCAACCGCCCCAACCGTAGGCTTAGAAACGTCCGTCTGACCACCGCCAAACCGTTTAGCGATTTCGACTACATTCCGCTCGACAATCGGCGCAACCACCCGTTCAAGTGTAGCGACAAATTCATCATCCAAGTCTGTAAATTGTGTGGATGTCGCCACCTCTTTTAACCTGCCAACCCCCGCCCCAATCGCACTCGCAAAGGACGGCTGAAGATAGCTAGGCACAGATGAATGCAATCGGTCCAAAGCAATGCCCACCACATTCGCCGATGTGCGCGACAAAATCACCGCAATCGAACCGATAGCAGTCGCCACCACAACCACAATCGCAATCACCGCATCGCGTAATGTCACCGTAGCGCGTTCTTCGGCGCTCGGTACAGGTGATTCAACGGGCGAGACCAATTCGCCACCATCATCAACAACGATAATCGGCGCTTCATCGGTGGAATCCTGCGCCATCGCCAACGGTGTGCCAATCACAAACAACATGACCACCGCAAATAGATTAAACAAAAATTTCATTTCATGCTCCTTTTTCCTAATCAGACGAAAAAAATCTATCCCAATCATACCCCACCACTCACCGCCATAACGCGCATTATGTTGCTACACAATATTGACAATCGGACCAAACCGCGTAAGCGCCCCGTCCGATTCGCGCCGATACAAGACCCGTATCGTGTGCGCCCCCGCGCCCACATTAGAGATGATGTCAAACACGGTCGGGTTGCCTGTTTCATTGCTGATTTTGTTAAACACCCCATCCAAATAGATAGCACCCTTAAATCCCTCTGGAGGGGTGCTAAATCCAATATTGATCTGTGTCGGCGTGCCACCATCACGCCCCGCCGATACACTAACGGGTCCATTCATATCCAACATATCGGGCAGGTCATCCACAATGACCACACTTTCACCAATGGTTGCCATATATTTGAGGATTGCCCTTAATGTGCCATTATTGATTGCCAATGATAACGCTTGATTATCATCCCACAACGATTGCTTGAGCAAAATTACCAAACTATATTCATCAGTTGCCAAACCCACCAGAGATTTAATTGTGGGGATAATGCCCGCCTCCACCGCCAACGGCACAAACGCCACATTCGCCACCATCGGCGCTCCCAAATTGGTTATTTCTGCGTATGGATTGATTGCCATATCAACTCTCCTAGTTACCAGTATAGATAAAATAATTTGCAAAAAATGTAGGCTGAACGTTATTGTGTCCTGTCCCACTACCAGAAGTACCCGTAGAACCAGGATAATTAAAATCAGCCCCACTTCCCATGCCAACAATGCCTTGCCCTACAATTCGCTGCACATATTGGGTAAATGGGCTAGAGGGACCATGTGTATGCGGACCGTTTTCACCTGATGTTAGTGAATGGGTTTCCGCGCCCATTACCCCACCATTAATATCGGCTTGCGCGTTAGTAATCCGATTTGCAGCCCCACTACCGGGGTTATCCATCCCCGCCAATACCCGCCCCCGCAAATCGGGCAATGGCATCCGCTTATTAGCCGAAAAATCCGCTGCCGCCGATGCTCCCCTAGTCGTTGGCGACCCCCCCGATGTCTGTATCACCAATTCGGTGTTTGTGTAATTTGTCCACAAAAACACAAACAAATCCCACATGTCCGCATTTGCCCGCGCAGTCGCCCCGCTAGATTGGTTCCCAATTGTCCGCCCATCCAGCCTTAACCATGCCGCCCCTTGATCAGCCACAGCTCCACTTTGTTTAATATCCCCCACCATCCACCCGATGGTTTTGGGTGTAGCCCCCCACGCCTCTAGCGTTTGCCCATCAGCCTTATGTGCCATTGTGTTGTTAATGGCATTCACAAGCGCGTTCCATATCGTGGCGGTGATTAGATCACCCGTACTCCTTGTTGATAATGGCATATCGTTTTACACCTTTAATAAACTAACCTTGTAGTTTCGCTAATTTCACTCTGCCCCACCACCCCCAATAACCAAAACTGGGACACCTTAGCAGGCTCAAGATAACACGTCTGCACATGCTCATTCCCCACCCGCCATTGATGACGTTCCCCCACACACCAATAGTCATCATCTACAAACAGGCTATCAATCGTAATGCGATACCGTTCCCCAATTTTCCACACATCCGATACGGTCGCGCCCGTGTTTGGCACTTCTTTGAGGGTGATAGCTCTCACCGTCCCGCGCAATTCGTCCCGCCGTGATAGTTCATACAGCGCGATCTGTTTTGCGCCATCATGTCCACCACCAGTCGCCAACGAGATATGAATCTCACGCCTGCCCAATTCGTTGATAGATGTGGTGTTTTCTTCTTTCACCGTGATCGAATTTTGCGCCTGTGTCGGCACGCCCGTTAACGTTAACGTATCTAACACCGCCACCGCTGTGCTTACATTTTGGATAGTGACAACTGCCACCCCGCCCTTTTCGGCTATCGTGATATTTGCCGTTCCACTGCTAAATGTGGATGATACAGATAGAGATGTCGCCGCTACAAATTGCCCATTCAATTTACGCAACCGCACTTCAATAATTTCGGTGGTGCTTGGTTGGATAGTCATTGGCTTATCCAATTCCCAAAGCGTCTGAGACACATCGCTCCTGCGCGGGGTGATGCTCACCCGAACCGAATTGGCAATATCTTCACCATAACGATATTCAATATTAGTCAATCCATATTGTTTTTCGGTAGCGCTGTCCAATGTCGCCAATACCGCCGTATTGACAATTTTATGATGCCGATTCCAAAACCGAAATGTGCCATCCCTATCCATCCAAAACCACCCCCGCTCCGACTCGGATATTTCTTGAATGACTTGCCACATATCAGCACCATTATCACCATACAAATCAAATTTCGTAGCTCCTGTCTCAAAGTCAGTCGGCAAACCCGGAAAGCCCCCCTGAAAAAAGACATCAGTGATAATGATATGAGCCCATGTGTTTGTTAATAAAGGGAAGTTTAGGGTGATTTGGTCAAAAATTTGCTTTATCCCCACACACGAAAAAGATACCGTATGCTTTCCTGTCAATTCGCCAATTGGTTGCCATGTAATCATCGGCAAATCCAAATAACCCGTCCATAACGGGATAATCGTCCCGCCATAATCCGCTTCGATTTTCACCGCCCGAAACGGCTTGATGTTGCCATACAACGGTGATGACGGATTAGAAGGGTTAAAGCGCCCGTCCGTGTTGATGAGTGTCAAGTTGGCTGTGTTATCATCAGCCATTGCCCGAAACGTTTCGCGTGTCCCCAAAAACCACTCCGCTTCGATGACATAATCACTCACCTCATCATCCGCAGAAAACACACCCGTTCCATCCCAATTTATCCAAAAACGAAAAGTTGTCTTACCCATATACGTCCTTTTTTTATTCCCCTCTCCATGCAATGGGGAGCTGAAGGGTAAAGATTAATAAACACATTTATGCGTCCTCAATCACGTCCGTTGCCGTGCCACTTTTCGCAATTGGTCGTATAGAGCATTAACATCCTGCACCCCATTGAGTACCAACGTCCCAATGCTAATACCACCCATGCCCGCCATTTGCCTCTGGTTAAATATCGTGCCATTGGTTTGCGGCACAAACCATTCTTGTCCACGTTCACCGACCTTATACGGCATCCCCGCCATCACGGGTCCACCGTCAGCGCGACCCCCTAAACCCGATTGTAAATTAATCAAGTTCGATGGCGATAAAATTTCTTTAGGGCTATCAAAAATACTGTTTTGTTCTGCCTTAATTAACCCAAGCCCCCGTAACACATTTTCAATACCAGAACTAATTTGACCTAAAAATCCCGTGATCGAATTAACAACCCCCTCAACAATATTTTTGATGCCATTAAACACACTTTCAAATACATTGCGAATCGTAGTGAATAAAGGGCTATTGCTTAATTCAGCCAAAGCACCCAAAATAAAATATATCCCAATCTCAACCAGCTGACGTGCCGCAACCGTTGCCCTCTGGAATCCCCCTAACAACCCACCTTCACCGCTACCCAGCACCGCGAGCAAACCTGCAATTGCCGCCACCAACCACGTAATCGGGGATGTTGCCACCGCCACCGCCGCATTAAAGCCCCAAACCGCCACAGTTGCCGCATTCGTCCCAATCACCACCGCCCCCGCCATAATGGTTGCAAACCCATTGATTAACCAACCGACAGGGGTCAAAACCACCCCCAACGCCATAGCACCAAGCGCCAACCCTGCCAATGCGTGAATAGCTTCCGGGTTTTGAGCAACCCAATTTGACATCTCGGTTATCACTGGTTGCAAAGACAGCAACAAATCATTTAAGGCAGGCAACAACGCCATCCCAACCGTAATGCCTATGCCACTAATTCCCGATTTCAATTTGTCGAATTGTGCCGATACACTATCCAACTGAATAGCGCGTGCCGCCTCAGTTGCGCCGTTCACACCTGTCTTAAAATTATCAAAAAATTGTTTTGCATCTTGATCTGTCAAAATCAAACCAGCCCGTAGCGCCTCTTGGCTGGTAATCAATCCCGCAAAAGACCCATCACCATATTCACGGATTTTGGCATACGCGCCGTCTAAACCCAGCGCCGCGACCATCGCCTCGCCAGATTCGTACCCCATTTCTCGTATCGCTTTTGACAAATCACCGGTTGGGTTAAGCAACGCGCTCATCGCCCCGCGCAAAAGCGTGGATGCTTCGGATGCGCTTACCCCTTTTGTGGTCATGAACGCCATATAACCACCGAGCGTATCCAATTCAATGCCCATCGCCGCCGCCATGCCCGTCACGCTAGGCATTGCCGCCGCCAATTCGTCCATAGTCAATACACCCATGCCCACCGTCCGCGTGAACACATCAGACACAAATGCCGCATCTTCTGCCGCAAATCCATAGCTATTCATTGTTGCAATCAGTGATGCGGTGGATGCCGCCAAACTCGCGGACCCTGCCTCACTTAAAGCAATGGATTGATTGAGGATGTCCATGTGCAAACTAGCATCAGCCACACCAGACACAATATCATAAAATGCTTCTGCCACCGCCTGCGGACCCGCGATAGATTCGCTACCAATCCGCAATATCTCGGCATTCAACCCAACCATCTCATCACGACTGTTGCCCAAAATCGCCGCCGCATTGGTCATTGCACGGTCAAAATCCATCGCCGATTTTATCGCCAACCCAAAACCGCCAACCAATGGCGCGGATATGCGAATCATATCCTGCCCTAAACTGGTCACAGATTTGCCCGCGTCCTTAATTTGGTCACTAAAGGATTTTGTTTCCCTTTTCGCCGTCTTAAGCGCATTGGTCATGTTGTCTTCTAAGTTGAGTTCGCCATAAAGCGATATGACCTTTTCAGCCATGCTTTTTATTCCTATCGTTGATGAGTGCCAACAAGTCCATCACATCCCGTATCGGCAAACCATCTATATCGGTTGGTAAAACATGCAATTCCAGCGCCAACTGCGCCCGTGTAATCCGCCACCCTTCATCGTCTTCAAGCACCACATCATCGGGCGCTTTTCTCAATAAAAAGATGGCGTAACTTATTTTTTTTGGATGTCAGTCTGCGCATCACGGAGGGCAATCAGCAAACTCTGGAACTTATTCCCTTTCAAATACGCAAACGCCCCCACATCGCTCCAATCGAGCTGTGCGGGCGCATTTTTCACCATCCAATCAGATGGCACACTAACGAGGCATTTTGCCAAATACCCCTCTATATCAGTAAATGCCGATGCGATCGCTTCCACATCGCCATCCTTTTCGGCTTTAATTAACCGCGCCATCGCCACCGATTTCGCTTTCTCATCCCGCCACGAGATGTTATCAAAATCGAAAACAGGCGCGTCCACCATCTCCGCCATGTTGTCACTCATGACCACACCGCTCCCGCAAACATATTAAGCGTAGGCGCATCAGCACCCTTCAATTCCAATTCAAACATCACCGCATCTTTCGTGACCGAAACCTCATGCGGTGCAGTTGTCACAATAAACACCTGCTCATGTTTCGGCTTGCCCGATACCGCCCCTTCGGGACCATAAACCACCGTCACCTTTTCGCCCACTTGCAACAACTGGATATATGTGGCAAGGAGTGCAGTTTCATAAGCCAGTGAGATGCTCATATCTGTCTCAATCAGACCGGGTTCATACTGCTTATGGTCAGTCCCAGCGCCAGCCGTCACATCCACCGTGTCAGCTGACGGATTGAGGCTAACCTTTTTCCAGAACGCCTTCACATCAGTCCCGTTAATGGTCAGATAAATATCGTTACCATTCAATTTAGCCATTATTTCGCCTCCATGACAATCTCATAATCGAATCCACTGTGATATATCGGCTTTGCGTTTTCGTCCCACTCCACCAGATACACCGTTTCCGTTTGAGTGATAGTGCAAATGTCCCAATCGGCATCGCCCACAATCACCCCACCATCAAACAACCCACCATCGGCAAGCAAATTATCAAATTGTGCCGATAGCGTTAATCCATCCGCCAATCCATCCGTCACCGCCTTGACGGTTAAAATGATTTTTTGCCGATTATTCACGACCTCGCGTGTATTTCCGCCCGATACAAAATAAAATACGATGTACGGGCGATTAACGCCTATAGGAGCATGGTCTGCATACACATCACCGACCGACCGCAACGCCTCAAAAACCGCCTTATATAATGACCGAATCGGGTGAATCATAGCTTCATCCACCCCTCTAGCGACCTCGCCAATTTGCCCCCACGCGACCATTTATCAAACGCAGGGCGCATATATGGGCGCGGGCGAATGCGTGTCGTCCCAAACTCTAACCCCTCTGCATAATCCGTTCCAGCCGCCACCCAATACCGCAATTTGCTTTTTGGGATAACGCGAATACTCGCCCGCAATGCGCCCGTATCCACATTCGGCGGATTTCCTGCTGTAGACGCATAATGTACCTTACCATTCCCCCGCGGATACGCCCGCCCACGCGGACCCGTGTTAAACGATGTGACCACATCATTTTTGATTTCTTCTGCCACACCGCGCAACCAATCGCCCAAATCGCCGTCCATCTTTTTGATGAGCGCCTCTAGCGGTCTGGTATCAATTGACCAATTGATCCCGCTCATGTCGTCACCACCGCTTGGATATATAACCCTGTGACGATGGATAACGCCACCACGCGATATTCCACCCCTCCAACCGTGATTTTATCCCCGCCCAACACATCGGTATTAATCGGCAATATCACACGATACGACTCGGTAAGTTTTTGTTGATTGCCCACCGTAGCAGTTTGCCCTGTGCGCCCATCCATGCCACGTATCAATCGGCACGCCACATCATCAGCCACCAGTCCCCACTGGTGCAACGGCTCACCCATCACACCCTGCACCAACGCCTCGCGCTCAATTCGGCAAACATCATCCAAAAATCCTGCGAGCATCGTTTTAATACGCGCCAACGCCTTCATACGTCACCATCCACAATATCGGCACGCCTCGCCCGCACAGCACGAACCGTAATGGGCGCGACACCCGTGCTATAACCAAACTCCGCCGATTTGATGGCGAGCAACCGTTGCCACCCCACGATACCATCCTTGTAGTCCACCCGCAACCAATCCGCCGTAAAATTCGGATTCGCACTCATACGGGCGATGACATTTTTAATGCACATAATCACCGCCCCTTGCCACGTCCCCGCTTCGGCAATGCAAAACGTGATTTCCTCATCCGAAAATATCATGGATGCTTCATCCACGTCCGATAAATGGAATCTCACGCGGGTGATGTCATTAGGTGTCGAGGGGGTGTACGTGAATGCCATGATCAACCGCGCTCCACATATACAGTCACGACAACACCACCAACCACAGGGTCGCCTTGCGCCACACTAGCCGTCAATTTGCCCGCCACGATAAACGCATCATACACAGCCGTCAAATTCGTGCCATCTGTACCCTGCAACAATCGGCGCGAGTAGATGAGCGCATCGCTATTGGTATTAGTGAGTGTCAAAATCGTTTGCGGTGGCGATGAGCTGGTGAGCGTCACGTCCGTAGTCGCCGGTTGTGATGTGTAATCCACATGCACCGCCAACACCCGTCCGTTGATCCCATCAATAGATGTGGTGCTACCAGTAGCAGACCCCGCCGAGCCTGCCACATCTACCACCAATCGGATAACGTCAATCTTTGCCATCTATTTTCACTTTCGTTCTGCCTGATACGGACGCGCTTCCATGCGCCCATATCAGGACGGATAACAAATATTATGCGTCTACACTACGCGACTTCGCCACCATAAACCCAACGCCAGTCGGTTACACCATACGACCAACGCGCGTCCGCTGTCACCACAAAATTGCCTGTGGTGGCTTTATACTCATAGGTGACTTCGGGCGCTTGACGGTCGAACCAATACAAATGGCGTTTGGCACGGCGCGAATCCAACAAAAACCAATTGTTGGTATCGGTCAGCCAATCCCACACAATCACACGAATGTTGCTCAACACATTCGCATCGTTGTTGTTAGTACCCGATTTTTGGGTACTCATCACAATTTCCAACGCGGTGTTTTCGAGGTCGGGTGGCACAAGCAGCACATCACCCATCGCGCCCACAGGATTCCCCCGTGTATCAGGAAATTTCCGCATGGCGATACGTGCCGCGCTCAGTGCCGAATGGCTCAAAGCGGTTGTGCCGTTGTTGCTATATGTGGCGGAATTTTCCGCCCCGTATGGGTGGTCGGTGTCACACAGGAACTGACCATCACCGTATGTGGTGGTGTCGAAGGCAAGGTTAAACACCTTTGCCCCATAATACTGACGCGACCGTGCCGCACTTTCCGCCAATTCGCGCGTCAACGATGTGATGGTGAGCCAATCTTGGTCTTGCACCATTTCTTTGCTGATGCTGATAGATTTGTTATAGGTGGCGTGCGTGAACGTGGTCAAATATTGCTCACTGATACTGTCAAATTCGCCCGCCCCGCCTTCCACCTTCGGCTTCATCAATCCCAAACTACCGGTTGTAACCACCCGTTCATAAGCCTTTTGGGATGTTTGCACATTAAAAATTTCATTAACAATGTCGGGTGTCATTCCCATTTCGGCGATAAATGTTGCCATAACACCGGGCAAAATCAGGTTGGCAAATTGGTCTTCAATCATCGTAGCCATTTTATTCTGCTCCTATGCCAACGCGCAAACGTCAAAACGAATAAGGATGTCGGTTGTGCTATCATTGAGGGCAACAATTTGGATGCACCCCCCCGTTGTGTCAGCCACATTCACCACCTGTGACGAATTAAGGTCATAGGTCGCAACGCCCAACACATGGCTAGTCGCATTGGCGCTTGCAGTCGCCCGCCACAATTGTGACGGTTTGGCAACATACACCTTAGCCAACGGTCCCCCAGCACTACTGCCTGTAGTAATGGCTTCAGCCATCACGCCCACACACTCGCCAAAGCTCGCACCCGCCTTAGCGATCTTGTTGGATGACAACACCACCGCGTCACCAACTGCCAAAGTCTGGCTATCAGCCACAGGCAATTCGATAACATTAGGTGGCTGATTATTGCCATCGTTATCCCGTACAAAACTAAAATTAGGCATTCAATCCCTCATTTCTTGATAAATTTGGCGTAGTCCTCCGGAGATATTCCCATCCCTTTAGCCACTGCCAATTGTTCCGCCGTTAATTGTATTGCCGTCTTACCTTCACCACCGCCTGCACCCGCATCTAAATTCGGTGCAGGTGGGGTGGTGAGTTTTGTTTCATTGGCATCAAGCCATGCCGCTAAATCTTCGGGTGGCAATTGTGGTATGAGGCTTCTAAAGTGTTCAGGTATCCGCTCCACCCGTGCTTTGTTGTTTGCCGTAATTCGGGCTTCCAACGCTTCCGCACGGGTTTGGTACGGTTTCACCTTGTTCAATTCGGCTTCACGGGCTTCCGCCAGTTCTTTCCATTTGCCCTGCTCCGCCAATTGTTTTTGTTGCATCTCATTCATCTGCGCTTCGAGCGCCTGCAATCGTTTGCGTTTTTCTGCCGCTTCGCCACGTAGTGACCGTATATACGTCTGCACAGCTTCGGGGAGAGTAGTCAAATCAATTGCATCACCACCATCACCACTTTGTTGCTTTTGGGCATCAAGCCCGTTATTGTCATCACTCATTTGGCATCAAGCCTCTCTCTATAAAGTACCACGTACCATCAACAAATAACGCTCATCTTATGTTGATGAGCCAGCCAAAACATCCCGTAGTGATTTTTGTCTCACCATCTCACCAAACAGGTCGTCCCGATATGTCTCCACAAAATCACGCAATTGCGCCCGCCCACTCTTGAGCGCCTCATACGCGCCCACACCCGCCAATTCGCGCTTCTCATCATCGGATAACCCCTCCCAATACGCCTCGCCCGTGACAATGGGTGGACGCATATTCGGGATTATTGTCGCTATGCTGATGCACCGCCCGTTATGATGGTCATTAACCGTCTCATTCGGACCCAACATCGTCCCATGCAACGCCAAACACGCCATGCAAATCCGACCATCCAATACCCCAATCCGTTGCCGATACTGAATAATATCGGCGTTTGCTTGGTCATATAAAAATGTCGCCTGCCGATACGCTGATAATTGCAATGTCCGCATCATCGTGCTTGCTTGCGCGAGGGGCAAATTCTTAACCGTCATAGCAAGCGTTTCGGCTAATTTATTAGGCGACCATCCCCCTGCCATCCCCGCTAAAATTTGATTATTAACCGTCTTTAGCACCACATCCGAGCTAATCCGCATCGCCCGCGCAAATTCATCGCGCCCGACATAATCCACAATCGCATTGAGCGCCTCTGGATTTGGCACGTTATACCGTATCCCCAGTTTCGCCAGCTGATTATCATCAAACCCGCCTAGCGCCAATTGCCGATGTAACACCCGTGCGGCATTAATCCCGTTTTCCTGCATCTGTTGAGCAATACCCTGCAAGGCGATGTTTTGCCGTGCCAAATCATCACCAAGCGTCACCGACAAACTCACCAAAAACGGATTATCCGCCGTCAATGGTTTGCCCTCACCCGCCAATCTATCGGCTTCGGCTTGCAAATCTTGAACCCGCCGTTCCAATTCAGGCGATGCACCCCGCGCCAAAAATGGACGAATTAACCGCGTGTACCCTCTATCAAGTACCCGCTCAATTAAATTCACTATCGGGTTAGGATCCTCACGCCCGCCATCATTGCTCATGGGCTATATCTTCTTTTTGGATAGAGGGGTGTATTTATCCTCTTTTTTGTCGGATAGTTCCCCGCCCACCAACACGACCAACGACACACTCACCCCTGTAGGGGTGTGCGCCACCTCAACGGTAAATGATTCGGGCGCATTCCCCGCCGCCACCCATTCATGACGCAAATCATTGACCATGTTTTGGGCGCGAATGATCAAATCGGCACGCATCGCCTCAATGGTTATCATGGTTTTGCGACTCCGCCAACTTGAATATCAACCGCCAAAATCGTGGTGCTGGTGGCGATTCCCAAAATGCTGACGTAGTTGCCCGTGGTCAAATCAGCATATGGCGCAATACCGCCCGCCGCCGCCGCCGATACGACATACACTTGCCCAACCACCAGCGTCCCGCCAGCCGTCAAGTTCCCCGCCGTGATAAATGTCACAGGTTGCCCACTGGATGCACCATGCAATGCAATCCCAACGCATTTCGCTTTGGTGGCGGTATCGCCCTGTGCGGGCTTAAGCACAAAATTCGCCGACCCATCCTCATACAACGGTTGCCCTGCCGTGATGGTCGCGCCCGCCGTGCCAACTCGCGTTGTTGCATTTGCGCCCTTAACCACATTCGCCGGCGTGATAGATACATCTGCCATAATAAAGTCCTTTCTGATACGGACGCGCTTCGACACGTCCATTAAACAAGGATGATAGAGGGTAGCCATCCACAACATAGCCTATAGCATCAGACAGCATCCCTCATATACACCCACATCATACCCCACCACCCACCGCCATAACGCTCATCATTATTCCTCCTCTCCAAAGTGAGGCTTGATAAAGGCATTTATGCGTCTTCAATCACGCAACAAAAAACACCCCATTCACGGGGTGTTTTCATTTTCCTGCAATGGATGAGGGCTAAGGGGTAGGATTTACACCCCCACCCATACCAAACCCATTGACACTCCTAAGCAAATTTATTTGCTGTTGAATTTTTCGCTCAAGAATCCCCTGCACCGTCTCACCATCCCACCCAAACACGGGCGCGATTAGTTTAAGAAACGCCTCATCCCCGATCCGATCCGCCACCGCCAACGCATTGGCGATAATCTCGCTATCATTGCGGATTTGCGCCCCTTCCCACAGTGCCATGCACCGCCCCAATTTCGGCGCGGA